CGAACCCACGTGATCAGCTTGGAAGGCTGGAGTTCTACCATTGAACTACACCCGCTTATAGTCGGGGTGACAGGATTCGAACCTGCGACCTCTTGATCCCAAATCAAGCGCTCTAGCCAAGCTGAGCCACACCCCGTAAGTGTTATGTGTTTTTGTCGTTCACAACAAAATATATGTTACTACGTTCTGTTATGATTGTCAAGAACTTTTTTCATTTTATTTTTCTTTGTTAGACAAAAAAATACTGCGGATGACAGGAGTTGAACCTGTACGTCGTAGACACTAGAACCTAAATCTAGCGCGTCTGCCAATTCCGCCACATCCGCATATAATAACGCATCCATGCGAGTTTTTCATATCTCACGCTAGATTATTTACATCTCATAGCGCTAGATTTCTCGTTGACTGCTTGACTAGTATACCAAGCAAAAAACAAAATGTCAAGTATTTTATTTCACATATTTTAAAATAATATTTAACTTCCATCCATTATACTTATAACCATGATTGATAAAAAGTGTTCCATCCTTTGCCAAAGACATTGATAAGATAGCATCTTTAAAATCTGCAAAAGATGTAATATAAGATATACTTGTATTCATTATATGTGTGGTACTCATCACCATAAACTGTGATTGTGTTCTGACCGCCCTCATGTCAACCAATGCACTGACTGTCGATCCTATCTTAGTCACATCAGAGGCAACCGATCCACTTTTGGCAGTTGATGATAACGTAACAGACACAACCTTCTGATAGATCGGCTTGCCATCAATCCAAGTACCTACCTCAATCTCATCCGTTGAATATACCTCGCTTGAAGCACCACCGCCACTGCCACCAGTTCCATCTTTTCCATCTTGTCCGTCTTTACCCTTCAGATTAGGCGTTGTAAATGTACCTGCTACCGTCGTGATATCCAGTTTATATTGCGTGTCTGTATTTTCGGCATTTTCCACAATCGTTGGCGAAAATCCATCAACCCCATTAGTACCGTCTTTGCCGTTCGTTCCATCCTTACCATTTACGCCATCAATTCCATTCTTGCCATCAACTCCGTCTTTCCCATTTGTACCATTAACACCGTCTTTTCCAACGACATTTCCAACATCTGTATTCGTGCCATCTGTCAAGGATACAATCAGATGCCCTACGCTGTTAATTGATACGCCAGAGATTCCTACTCCTGTTGAACCACTTGGCAGTTTTTTTACGATATCATCAATCTGGGATTTCGTATAATAGTCGGATAAATCTACATTCTCGCCAGATGATCCACCATTCTTTTTAATTTCCTCTTTAATTTTTTCAACCAGATATTGCAAACTCGTCTGATCTAAATATTTATCTGTTGGGCTTTCGCTAACTCTCATGCTACTCACCGCCCATCATTACATCAATGTCTGATTTTGAAATTCTGCGTGATCCATAATCAGCAGGCGAATAAACACTAGGATTCTTGCTTGTAAACATAAGCGAAAAGCATGAATATTCCTCTTCTGGCTCTGGAATAGACGCAATCTTATCTCTTAGATTTTGTATCCTCTTCTCAAGGTATTTATACGCCTGTGATGTTGTAGTAAATTCTGTAATTATCTGACGCATGATATCAATGTCGTTACTCACCGCCTCTAAGATATCTAAAGCGGATAACAACATCTGTCTTTGGTCTGTTGCCTTATTATATTCTGCTACGGCAGATAATCCATTTTCTAATAAAAATTGTGTGTATTGTTCATCGGAAAAGTATTCCTGATTGGACAGTTCCATTTTTAAGCGATCTAAAATCTTCATAAGTCCTCCTTTCATTGCATCAAAAAAGGAACCTAGTCGGTTAAACTAAGTTCCCTTTGTGTGTTGGTGTTAGTGTTTAATTAAACTTAAATATCTCTATCTTCTAAAACCAATCTATAATTTCCACTCGGTAAATCATTTGCAACTGTAAATTCTGTCACTCCTGTTTCTCCTGGACGTAAATTTCTAATAGCGCTATCACCAGATTTAACTATAACATTATTTTCATCATATAATTTCCAAACAAATGAACACATATAAGTACCCGATTCTCCATCTGAATCATAAGTTTTCGTTCCAGTAACCTTTACTTTTAGTTGAACTCCATCAAATGTTGATAAATCCTCATATTGACAAGTAATATCTGTTACATTTAATTTAGTATATGTATTACCAAAATAACTTGAATAACATTTTAATGTTGTTGGAAGTTTATTTTCTACTGTAACATGAAAATCTTCTGAATATCCAGTAACATTAAAATATACTATTACTTTTTCTGAATTAATCGAATTGGTGAACTCAACTCTTCCGCTTCCTACTTTTTCTCCTGTTAATTTTAAATATCCAGTTTGACCTTCTTTCCTTACCCATTCACCACTTGCATATCCAACACCATAAATTTTTGCATCAAGTTTTCCGTTTCCATCTCCATAAAATGTTATCGGAATTTCTATATCTTGTCCTCTTTTTACCGTTACATGAGTATTAGGTGTACTCATTCTTGGACTTACTTTTATCCAACAAGAATCACTAACTCCATCTGCTGATGCTGTAATTTCTGCATTTCCTGCCTTTTTACCAACAATTTTTCCGTCGCTAGTTACTGAAACAATTGCTGGGTCACTACTAGTCCATTGAATCTTTTTATTTGTTGCATTGCTTGGATTTTTTTCTATTCCTAATTGTCTTTCTTCTTCAAGATATATATCATTAGCATTTTTTATTTTAATATTATTTAATTTAATTTCTTGATTCTGCGTTGGTGTACTCGGTTTTACAGTATTAGTATTCTGCTGTTTCTTTTTATTCTTTACAGTCACTTTACATTTATATTTTTTCTTTCCAATCTTAGCGGTAATCGTTGCATTCCCTGCCTTTTTCGCAACAACTTTCCCCTTCTTAGATACCGTTGCTACTGATTTTTTACTACTTGACCATTTAGGTTTCTTCTTTGTCCCTTTTACCTTTAATGTTTTTGACTTCCCTACATTTAAAGTAATTTTTGTATTGGAAATTTTGATTTTAGATTTCGCACTTACTGATGCCTCATTTCCAATTACACCTGTTACACATATTGCCAATGCAAGCAATAATGCAGTGACTAATTTAGAAACACTTTTTTTCATAATGTCTCCCCCTTTAATAATTAAATCTAATAGTTACATATCTATTATATTCTTTTTAATGAATATATTCAACTTATAAAATATATTTCTTTTATTAAACGTATTCAATTTCGAAAACATCTCATATGCTATTAATATCAAATAATTTAGGAGGAAATATCGTGATTGACTACACACCGTTCTGGGATACTTTAGAAAAATCAAATGAAAATTGGTACACTCTGACCAAGAAACATAAAATATTAAGTGGCACCATGAGCCCACTCAAAAATAATAAAGATATTTCCACTCGTACAATTAACGATCTGTGTATGATTCTGCACTGTGATGTTGAAGATATCCTACGCTTCAAACCATCTGCCGACGATCAATCACTTTAACAAGTCCTTGTATATCTCTGCTTTTTCTTTCATTCTTCTGATCTTTGCTTCTTTATGCCTCTTAATCATGACTTCAATCACTGCGCCTGCTTTATCCACGACAACAGATACCATTGTCATGTATCCTAATAAAGTTACAATCTCATGCCCTGGCATAGTTAATAATGTATTTAAAATTTCCATATTCGATTCTCCTTATTTGTTTATAAAGATATCGCCACAATCTCTCATACCCTGCACATAAATCTCTCTGCACAGGACTCGATGATTTGTCGATACTTCACTGATATATTCTTCAAGTTTCTTTGTCTGTTCTTCATTTAAGCAAGATTTTAATTCCTGCAAATGACTTTCCTGCATCTTGACCGATTCTGCATAATCCTCGTCCAGTAGTTTTGTGCGTTCATGCACTTCCTTAATTAACTCCTCTGCAAGGTAACTATGCATCATTTCATTATAGATTTCTCTTTTCATCTGTTCCATACTTCCGTACCTCTTTCTTTTTTATCCTACTTTATCACACTTAATCCTACTTAGCAATATAATGCACTACCATGTGATAAGATACGGATAAGCGAGGTATGGATATGAAACCATTAAAAAAGAAAGTAAGTATCACATTAGACAGCGATCTGGTTGAAATGATCAAAACGATGGCAGAGGAAGATGATAGATCGTTTAGCCAGTACATCAATATGGTACTGAAAGAGTATGTAAGCCGTGAAAACGAAGGGACTACAAGAGAGTAGTCCTTATTTTTTTGCTGTGGGGATTTTTGGTGTTTCCTCTAGCCCATATTTGGAAAGAGGGGTAATGACCTGTAATATCGTCACATTGCACAAATTTTTCTTGTACTTTTGTGCATATTTACCTACTTATTTGTCGTAAGATTACCAATCTAGCGTTGTTTTTGGAAATAATTGGTACAAATATCGACATAAAATTTTGCTTTTATCACTCATTTTAAATTGATTTGAAATACTGATATTTTATCAAATAGATTTTGGAAGATATTTCCAGTGATTCTGGCACAATCTATACGTCCTGTCTGTATAACCATCAAAAAACCTAGCAATACTAAGGATTTTTTGCCCATAGAACGGCAAATTTTTTGGATGTATCACTCCCAACTATTTCCAAATTACGTTCACCCAAGACCTGCGTACCCAAATCGAGTACCCAGACGGTACCTGAGACCGACTTAAAATTAAGCCCGTTCCTTATCTTTCTCTACATTACCACTAGCACCATTCTCTTCATCTAATCTCTTTAACTCTGCCACACTGTCCGTAATCAGATCACTCTTTTCCATGACACTCTTTCTACTGATCGCACCGAGTTCTCTCATGGCTTTTAAATTAGACACCATTTCTGTTGTTGCAACTGGCATATTTACATTATATACGACCTCAACATCATTCGATACCTCAGTACCCTGCATTTTCAAGATCATCTGGAATCGTCTGAACCTTTCTTGAAACCCTTTGTTCAACCATTTCTTCGTTTCATCTGCATTGATATTTGCCATATGAAAGAGAATCTTCATAGATACTTCACTGATATTGGCAATATTTGTACTACTACCTAACACACTCGGAATACAAGCGATATCATTCAACATCTGCTTGATATTATCCAGATACAACTTAATCGTATTATAGTCCATCGTTGTACTCACAACCTTGTAATCTCCGTTATCAAGATTCATCACATATCCTGTTGCATCAGCAGGAATCGTTGATTCAATCCTTTGACCTACAGCCACAGGCATTGGATTTAAACTGTTAATATAGATTGCATCGCCCATCTTACTTAAGATATCTTCCAGATCGTCCATAATCGGCTTGATATCTGTTAACATACTTACGCCAAAGTTGTAGTCCATGTCATTGAAGTTATGATAATGAATAGGCAGACCGCACACATTAATCTTACTATCTTCCATATGTAGATATCCACCATCATTATTCCAATTCTCAACATAAGTAGGGTAGTATACGTTGTAGAATGTAATATTAGTAAAAACATCTGTCCATGTCTCAACAAACGCAATATAATTGCCACGATCATCATACACAGGATAACAGTCCCCACTGTCAAGTACCTTACTTTTAATGATTCCATCTTCTACATATACAACTTCGTACGCATCACCAAACTTGTTAACTCTATCCAGAATCTGATAATCTACTGTCTCGTACTGCCCTAATTTATATATTTCATTAAAATTCTTGATTGTATTTTCGTTGCCACTGAATGACACCTTCTTGCCAAGTAAGTACGTCGCATGGAATCTCAGTACCGTTTTAGCATAGTTTAGAATCGTTTTTCTTGTAATGAGTTCTTTACCTTTATAAGCAGAGTTCTCTCGCCCAAGCACCTTATGTCTGCCTGCCAGATAATCACGATTCGCAATACATTTTGTGATTCTGTTCACGTGATAAGGTTGATTCACTTCCTCAACAAACCATTTGGCAGGATTTTCATACTTGTTTTTATACTCTTCAATCGCCACGTTGTCTCTCCTTTCTGTTCTGTTTCTTCTATATAATACTGTTAAAATGGATACCATAATCCATTCTTCATTCCTTGAATACACAAGCACAACCCCATGACCAAGTCATCATGACTGCCACTGATTGCGCCCATACTTCCATTATCATTCGCCACGAATACCTTCATCTCTTCTAGCATATCCTTACTCTTAATCTGAATCAGTCCCTTATCGAACCATTCACGACAGTCATTGACAATAATAGATTTTGTCTTGTTGTTCGTGTCAAAGCCAACACGCCAGATTGTCCTCTGGAATTCATCATATGTCTTATACTTGGTCATGTTCATATAATGCTGTTCATAGCGCAGACGTTCAATCACACTATGCCCACCACTTGCTTTCTCAACTGTAAGCAACGCCTTATTATAGTATCTGCCTAAAGCATTTAAGACATCGGCATACTGATATGGCTTGATCTTATTATTCCTAAACTCAGCCACTTGTTGACCTTCTCTGTTTAACACGATAGCAGTAGAGTAGTCCTGTCCCAATCCTTCTGAGCAATCGACACCTATATAATATTTCTCGCCCATTCGTGGCAACTGCCAGATATGAAACGTCTTACCAAGATACGGCATTAATATAGTAGGTAACCCTGTGACCTGTTTCTTTGCTAATGGCTTGATCTTGTTCTCTACGATCGTAGTCAATGATGCCGTGATCCTCTTAGAATCAAATAACTGTTGCCCTGTGGTCAAGAAACATTCAGTATCCGTTGATGGATATTCTACTTGGAATGTATCAAGTCCATCCGTAGATACTTTCTTTCTACGCCAAGCAATCTGAGCCAAAGAAGCACCCATCTTTAATAATTCCTGTTCATCTTCGTCAAGTTCCATGTCTTTAATTTTCTGTGACGTTCTTGCCTCATACTCAGCCACCGCTTGTTCATACTGGTTAGAAAACAAGGATTTGCCATTGATCCAATTGAAAAAGAATGGTTTATATGAATTGTCACCGTTCTTTGCTTGAATATATAGTTCTGAAAATTTGTTAAATCCATTTGCCGTAGATTCAATAATGATTCTTCCAGATTCACTAACTGCCTGTGATAATGCGTGTAACTGTTTATCTGCGTTCTTCCAAAAAGCAAATTCAGATAAATGCACAATACCATTCAACGTATCTCCACGTCCAATCTCTTTGTTCCCTGCCGTCAAGCAAGTGATCTTACTGCCGTTATCAAAGCATAACGCCTGTCTGTTATTTACGATCAACTTCGGTTTAATGATATCTGGTAAACTGTGATACTGTTGTTTCAATTTGTCAAAGATAGTGTTACAACTTGATTGATTATGAGACACCAAAAAACAAGTCGTATTCTCATGCACTACACATTCTCTAATTGACAATGCAATGGTAATAGATGAAATGCCTAACTGACGACTCTTTAAGATAATGTTATTTGACTGCATATTCTGTACCAATTCTTTCTGTTCATCTGTTAGGATAAATGGCACAAGTTTTCCTTCTTTGTCAGCAATCTTGATAAATGATTCGATCCAAGCCACTTTGTTTTCATCTTGCCATAACCACGCAAGTTTTTGTGCATTTGCCTTACTGATCATCACGCACCGCCTTTAAGCGCAGGAATGTTTATACCAGATAATAATACATCTAACTCATCTTCGCTATCTTCAAAGAAGTCACTGTTGTGGAAGTTTTCAACATACTTTGCTGCATTGACATCTCCATTCAGTGCCTTGTTCATCATCTTCTGGTAAATCTGCATTGTATTCAAGGTTCTCATGTTCTTCATATATATTTTGATTGCTTTTTGAGCATCATCTCTAATGAGCCAGTTATTCTCACAAAATTCCTCTGTTTTATTTGTTCCGTCTTTGCTTTTAAACTGCATATCACACTGACACAGTTCGTCCCATTTGCATCTTTTTTTCTGGTCTGACAGATACCACTGCACATATTTTGCGATGTGATAAGGGCAGATTTCCTGCATTTTTTGAAGCAATGTTTTATCTTTACTTTTTGCCATTTGTTTCTCCTTTCCTGTTTGATTTTAAAAGTCCAATAATATCCGATTGCGCAACTTGTTGTGCGATCGAAGTTCAACATTTAAGTGAGCGTAGCGAATCTAATGTTGGACATCTAGGGGTTTGGGGCTTGTCCCCAAGAGGATGAGGAAACCTTTACACTCAACAACTTATCTGGCACCATCCGACACACATTTTGTTGTAGGTCAAACGCCCACACCTACGGGTGGTCATTTCGACCAACACAAAATATATGTCAGTATGGGTGCCTATTACCATAATAAACACGCAAAAAACGCTTCGCTTATTTTCGCTCTCTGTCAATTGCGACAAGCGCAATTTCCTATTGGGGAAGATTACTTTTTCTTTTTAAAATTTTTAAAATCGTCGTTTTCTTCAGTATTTATAAGGGTTTTGATGCAAAATAGGTACGAAATTGGTGACACCCTATATAGAAGGGTTACACCAAAAACGTACCTAAAATGGCAAAAAGTCCAGTATTTATAAGGGGAAAACGACGATTATTTTGTAGGAATAATCTTCCATACTCTCATTTGCTTTGCTTTCTTTTCACCGTTAACTCTACGGTTTGTCTTAGTTTCCTCTATCTTAAAAGGAATTCCCATCGTTTCTAATTTCTCATTGATTGTCTTTGCTGTTTTAACGACTCTTCCATTCTTGCGTAAACTAAGTTCCTGCACGAGTTTATCTTTCTGTGACTTATCGCAAAATTCTGTTTTATCATTCGCATATCTATCCAAAGTAAAGATGATATTAATGTACTCTGGTTCGTAAATCTCATACTTCCATTTGATTATGTTGCCAAATCTGTCATATTTATGCGTCCTCTCGAACTTATCAGCAAGATATGAGCAGTATCCATAATCGCTGAGATTTATCATCTTATTGTATAATTCGATATCGCTTTCTTTTTTCTTAAGCATCAATTCATTGACCTTCAAGCAATTATCCTTTTTATCAGTATAGATAATTCCACTCTTATCTACATTAGCGTTAAATCTTGGATACTCTTTGTAAAATTCATCTTCTCCGTTAAAATCGAGGAATTGTGCAGGCGCAATATTTTTCTTAATTTGTGTGATCATACCGCCTAATTGTTCATTGGTTCTCGCACGAATGTAAACATCAATCTTCTCTGAGTATGCGCCATTGTCTTTCCTTCTGCCGATACGTCGTCTGCCCATGCACTGGATCAGCGAACCAAAATCACGAATGTCAATCATGACCTCTTTTACGTCTTTATCTTTAATATTTACGCCTGCATCTAGGCAAGCAGTAGTGATGAGTAGGTTTTCCTCGAATCTCTCGTTCTCAAGCATCTGACTCAATTTATCCTTGTTCATATACTTGGCATAATCTTTGTTGCTATCACTACAGCAGAAGATGGCATTATCCTCAAATTGCTTGTATAATTCGTATGCCTTCTTGGCAGATTCAATAAAGAAGATTGCCTTTGTGCCTTTGCAAATTACCTCTTCTGCCTTGCGTTTAAATGCATCCTCACGATAGAAGAAGTAGAGTTGGTTAATGAATGACCAATTGGTAGGTATTTTGTATTTCAGTGGCTTTATGCCTTCTCTGATGCCTAATTTCTGGGCGTTATCCGCCAAATAATCTCTCATGTAGGATTCGATATTCTCGCCAGTGGCAGACATAAATATTTTGACCGCAGTAGGACATTCCATGATCATGTCATAAGCCACGTCCGTCGTGTCATTGAAGGACGCATCTTCGGTGAAGTAGTGGTACTCATCTGATACAATGTAACCGTAGTCGTATGGGTTAAAGAAGTCCTCCTCTCCGAAGTCATTGTATCTTGACTTGTGCATGGAAAACTTCTGATATGTCACTATATCAATCACATCATCTTTGCCGTCCGCTTCAATCTCCATGATGAACTGATCAACGCATTTACGTCTATGTATAAGGAAGAGAATCTTTTGCCCCTCTTCCTTTGCAATATCGTATAAGGTATTTTTAATAAAGTAGGACTTGCCAACGCCAGTACCCGCTTCAATAATGACAGGTACATCTGGTTCCCATTTCTGAATATCTTCAACTGTAATTAAATCGCTTACTCTTGTATTTTTGCTTACTTTTTTTACGTTTGTTGCCATATTTGTTTGATCTCCTTGTTTGATTATTTAGATAAGTATTCTTTGATTGTCTTTTCCAGATTCTCAGATTGTCTAAATATAAATACATTCTTGTCTGGACATTTTTCATTACGTTCCATCTTCTTTAAGATGAACCCCTGCATCATTAAATATCCTGCGAGTGCTTGATTGAATATAATTTTATTATCTGTTTTTGTTTTGTTCATGTGTTTGTTCTCCTTGTTTTGTATTTGTTTAGTTTAGTAGTTGACAAACTGTCGATTACTGAATATTAATTAGTAGTTTCTTGACTTAAATTTTTGCTACCACTATTGTTGGTAGGTAATACTTTAGTCCGTTAAATTGTATGACCTAAATTCTGAGTACCAAGATTGTTGGCACTTAAAACTTTAGTCCGCTAAACTGAGGACTACTGACCTAAATTTGACCCGCCAACATTATTGGCGGTTAAGATTTTGAGTGCTAACATTATTAGCACCTAAAATTTTGGTAGGAAGATTGTTCATACCTAAATTTTGGTCTACGAACAATCTTCGTGGTCAAAATTTTAGTTATGCGAATAATTCTTTTTTCAATGCTATTCTTTCCTCTCTTGCTATATTAAGCAAGTCCTCTTTTAATTCTTCTGTACCATTGAAGAGGAATATTGTTTTGATTTTGTTTTTTCTATCTGGTTGCACTTGCACAATATGATGACCTCTGCGCAATAATTCGTTTGTTAGATCACCATTATGTATTACAATTCTGTCATCACTTGTATATTCCATTATTCCTTCACCTCGATTGAATAGTTTAGTAGATTTGTCTTAGTAAGCGCATAGCAATATGGCTCTTGTGGGATTATCTCATCATATCTCTTCACTCTTTTTCCATAAATATCTTTCACAACGTCAATAAAATATTTATCTGGATAAAACTTATCCTGTGGCAATTCAATGTGAAGATTTGTATCTGTATCCCATAAAAGAGTATCGTTGATTGCATCTATATCAATCTTTGTGATTACATGACCCTTTTTCAGTGTAATCTTCTCTTTTAATTTATACTTATCTTTTATGTTTTGAAACTCTTCAATACTATGTCTTTCAATACAATGATAAAATTCTGGCAAGTCCAATATATCTACCAGATAATGTTTCACATGCTTCTGATATCTTGAACTGTAATATCCCAAAAATGCGCTGTCGATTGCGAGCAACATCATCATTGCTTCATCAGTTAAACCTTCTTTTTGTAAATCATATAATGACCAAAGTAGTAATACTGTTGACCCCGCATATTTCTCTGTGTAATTTTGTCGTGTGATATTCTCCATGAGATTTGGATTGATAGATTCTTCGTTTTTATAATCAATATTTGAAAATCTTGTGATGTGATTATCGAAACATTTGCCTTTGTGCAATGCCAGATCAACGCCAATTCCTTCTGACTGTGTGGCGTTCTTTGTTTTTCCTTTGAGGTCTTGACCCTCATGTCCTTTGACTTTCTTCTTTAATAAAAATATTTCTTCGACATTCCATCCCATTACTTGCTTTAAGATTGCGCAAGACAATAATGAGTCAATGTCGTCCGTTAATATCGTATGATATTTATTTTCTGTGTCTTTGTACCAAGTAGGTACATTATTTGTTGCTTTCTGTGTCATAAAAATCACCAATTGGTGAACAAGATGAACTAGCACCTTGTCCTTCCAATTGATAATCAATGACAAAGAAAGCGAATAAGAATAAATCCATCTTATTCACCTTCCCTTCTGCTTAATTTGCGTACTTCTGTTACTGAGTTTCTCCAACTAAAATTAAAATCATTATTGAAACTAAAATATAATTACCCTATGCCCTAAGACAGGGCACAGCAGTTATTTGTCGACCGAGTTATTTTTGACGCGGGCTTTTTTGCTTGTTTTCTTTTCCTCTCGTGGCTTCAATAAGCCATAACAGCAGTTTAACCAATCATTGTACATCTTCTCGGTTGGAATCACTTCGCATCTTTCGATGCCTTTAATCCATCTGGTCGAGCACCCGAGACACTCAGCCATGTATTTTTGTGTAAGGTTATGGTAAATCCTTAAAAACTTTAATCTGTCTCCGCCAAGCATCTCTTTGCTCCTTTCATTTATTCACCATCAGATACTGTTGGTGTAATTGTTGAACCCGCAACAACAACTCCACTGTCATCAATTAGTGCAACTGCGTAGTATTCAGAGCAGTACACAGTAGTTGTTCTTGTGCTTGCATCTCTGGCAGGTTCAACAAAAGGATTCTCCTTAGGAATTAAACCAATAGATTCCTTTTTAATAGTAAGGATATAACCCTCGTGTTTCGCTGTATCGTATAATCTGTCAGTTACTAAAACAGGAATTCCTCTAAAATAACCTAACAGATTATTCTGCATAACACCTGTGCCATCTGTTGTAAATGTCTTTGTCTTATCAACAAATCCATCCATCTTAAGGAAAGATGGTACAAATGCGCTGTGAATATAAATACCAGCAAAATCTTCTGCGTTAGCATCATCTCCATATAAACCTAAGATTGCATTCATTTCATCAAATGTGATCTGGTGTTTTGTTGCTAATTGACTCTTTAAAGGTGTAGTTAAAGCAACATTAATGCAATCAGTATCAAGTTTTCTTGCCAGTGAGATTGCCTGCTGTTTTGCGGCTTCGTCTAATGCGTTACCGAATTCAACTGCGTCGTCGTAATCATTAACGGATACCGCAGGAGCGGCTACCATCTTAATAGTTGCCTGTGTGCTTGTCTGCTTTAACGCTGTCTTATCCATTGCAGTTCCAACTGTAATGTCTTTTGCATCACCGATATAAGCCCATTTTGGCATGCTAACTGTTTCCCCAGGTTTTCCAACTAAAGATTTAACTACCTTTGCACACTGAGAGATAACTACCTTTCCTTCAATTTTTTCTCTTACTAATTCTGCATAAACGTCTGGAATAATCATGTTTTTGTTTACTGCATTTGTTGAATTGTTTACAATATTTGCCATTATGTTTTCCTCCTATATTATTTGTTGTTAATTTGTGTTTTAATTTCTGAAACATCTTCTCTTATGTCATCAAGGTCATCCTTATAAGATGTAAGCACCTGCACGAATTCTGCATTTGTCGCAGATAATTTTTCGTTTTGTTCTTGTGCTTTTGAGATGACCGAATATAATTTTTCTTCTCTGTTTTCGTTCTGTTGTTGCGATTTCTCCCACAATTTCCAAATGAAAAAAGCCATGGCAATTACCATGACAATCGGAAATCCTAACTGACTTATCGCAGTTTGAAGTACATTGTAATCCACTCCTTTGTCCTTTCCGAAAACCGTATATTAGCCGAGCGCAAAAGTTCTCTCGGCTAACGAGCGCAAAAGTTCCGTCGTTTCCCCAGATGTGTGGAATTATCTGGCTAACGCCTTATACAGTTCAGGATTGTCTTGAAACAACTGCGCTTTTTCACCGTAGGACATTTTCTTAAAGTCGGCTTTGGTAACTGCTTGCTGTTTACCATGATTGGTGGGTTTATTACCGTTGTTTAACAGATAACCATTGATTGCCACACTTACGGCTTCTAATCCTGCGTCCACATCTTCGCCAAGATTGAGATACTGTCCTAACTCTGTTGGCAGTCCAAGTTCATTAAGTTTAGTAGATAACTCTGCTTGGCGTTCCTTTGCCAGTAGTTTCTGTTCTCTGACTTCTAACTCTTTCATGCGGTTTTCAAATTGAATTTCGCTATCTGATTTTTTCGCAGGTTTGTATTGTTTCAATTCTTCCTTTACAGTTCTGAGTTCGTTGCTGTACTTTGTACGAATCTTATCGCCCTCAGATTGAAGAATCTGCTGTACTCCTGCTAACTGTTCATCAGATAAGTTTAAATTTTCTAGTTCCATGCTTCACGTCCTTTCCAGTTGCATACAAAACGCCCTGCAATAGCAGTTCTATCTGTCGCCCCTGTAATGATGTTGTTAATTTGTTGTATCAAAAAAAGACCTATCAATTGCGATAGATCTCTTTCTTCCTTATTATATAATTGTTTCTAAAGTCGCAGATTACGACCTTAGGATTTCTAATATGGCATTTTGCCACCTTTGGACATAACATAGGGAGTATCTGTTGTGACACCCCCTGCTACGTCTCTATATACATTTGAATTAAATAACGAACATTTTTATGTTGGGGATATGCTTCTCCATATAGACACATTTCAAATTTCATTTTGTGCCGTAAATACGGGACTTGTAAATAATTTCCATTTTTTCAAAGTCGCTAAAAACCTAGTGTTTTAGCCAAATTTTGACTTGTCCACGTTGGCAATTTGATAGCGTTACATGTCTAATATATGCTTCTCCATATACGCACATTTCGTGTTCTGGATATCCAGTACATTTGAAAATTAACAAAAATTTCGTACTGGATATCCAGAACATTTTAACCCAATATCAAATGCTAACATTCTTTGATTTTCAAAATATATGCTTCTCCATATACACACATTTCACCAACCGTTTTTTTCGGCTGTTTGTCATTTTTAAAAAAATATTTAACCGAAAAAAACGGTTGTTTTTTGACCAATATCAAAAGTTCAATTTTCTCGATTCTCAAAATATATGTGCCCCCCTTATAGACACATTTCGTGTTCCGTATATACGGAACATTTTAAAATTGGCAAAAATTTTGTTCCGCATATACGGTACATTTTTGACCAATATCAAATGCTAACATTTTGTATTTTGGCGTCTTTTAAGAGATACCCCATTCTCCATATAGTGACTTTTTTTGTACCGCAAATACGGTACATTGTAATTTTTAAGTAATAAATGTACCACAAATACGGTACAATTATTTTTGTCTGATAGCGTTACATCGTTCTTCCTATACCGACACTTAGCACATCGTCTGTAATTGGCTATTTTACTGAGTTTTTTGATAGTTTCTGAGAGGTAACTGAGAAGTTTTTTGACGTTTTTTTACCAAAATTCATGTTCTCCCTATTGTTGTACTTAACAAATCTTTAAAAACCCTTGTAAAATAAGGACTTTGTTATTTTATTTTTGAAGCAAGGGAGAAGTTTTTTGACTCTTTTTTACTATTCTACTACCATCTCTCCTATAGTTCCACTTAACTGATCGTCAAAATATGGCTTAAAATCTGGATTTGGTAACTGTATTTTTGAGTCAAGGGGGATAATTTTGGATTGATTTTTACTAAAACATTCTTGTCCTTCCTATAGTTCCACTTAATGAATCATCTAAAAATGACTTAAAATAAGGACTTTGTGATTATATTTTGAAATAAAGTCGACGATTTTTGACCGATTTTGTCTAAAACATTCTTGTCTCCCCTATATGTCCACGAAGCACAACCGCTAAAACTCTTATAAATACTGCATTTAAAGCACGTATTTTTTTTAAAGGGGAAGATTTTGGGCTGATTTTTACTAAGATTATCCTGCCATCTATATGTCTCCCTATTACAACAAGATTGGTGTCTAAAAAAACCCTTATAAATACTGACTTTAACGTACCTCGAAAAATAAAACCAAGGAATTTTTTGGGCGTTTTTGTCTAAATATCCATGTCTCCCTATTACAACAAGATTTACATTTGGAAAACACCTTATAAATACTGGCTTTAACGCACCTTTAAAAATAAAAGTGGGAAATTTTTTGACCGATTTTTTCCAAATATCCATGTCCCCCTATTACCGCAAGATTGGTGTCTTTAAAACCCCTTATATTTCCTACATTTATAACCCCTTTAAAAATAAAAGGGGGAACTTTTTTGCCGTTTTTTTACTAAAATTGATTATGGGACTAGCACATTACCATTTGGGGGATCTGCTTTCTCTCCTATACCAGAGAGAACACTGTCGTCTAAATCCATTGTAACTACTGACTTTAAATGCTCTTTTAAAATAAAAAGGGGATAATTTTGACCGATTTTTTACTATTTCATGTTCTTCCTATATGTCCACGAAGCACAAACCACAGACACCGCATAAACACTGGGTTTTTACGGTGCCGAAAAATAAAAAGGGGAAGATTTTTGGCGTTTTTTTACTAAAAATCTGAACCATTGCAAATCTGCATAGGTTGGATTTACAACAACCCTAAAAAGGGTCATTGCAACCGTCCTCAAAACGAGGACACTTAAATCAAGGACTCCACAGTAACGTCCTTAGTTGCTTCTAGTTTCTTGGCAGTGTGATACACTCGAAGTGTGAATTTCTTTCCAATCGCACCTGTGTCTGTTGTTTTTAAAGTTAACGTATTGGTTGTCGTGTCAAATATCTCTGTTACAAATGTAAATGAATAATCACTAATTATCTCATACTGTAGACCATCCAGATGTTCTTTTACACCATCATTCTTCGTCACAAAAGTAAATACCATGTCTTTATTAGTATACATTTTGCTATACCTACTCGTGATGGATAGAGTCCAAGGATTGACCTCTGGCTCACTCTCAGTCACTGTAATATCATCGGTTGTAACCTCAACATCGTGTTCTACCCATCTAGCAGTAAATTTGACCGTTCCTGCCTTAACAAAGGTTACTGTGCCGTCATGTGCGATTGTCGCCACGTCATTATTAGATGATTTCCATTCAATTGTAGGATTCGGTACTATTTGATCATTCATGTAACCAGTTGTTTCCAGTTTGGTAACAACTAGTCCCGAATCGGTACTGGAACCAATCTGGTATGCCTTATTATAGTCACTTAACACAAGTCGATAGTTGACCGTTGGCTGTTCATCGGCTGTGCGTTCGCAGTATAAGTGGCAGATGCCATTCTTGGACATGATGTTCTTAATCTTGTACGTGCCACCGTACTCATTAAACGTACCGCCTATTGTTAAGCGTTTAGAGTCGCTATTATCCTCTAAAATCAATTCTAAGTCACCAGACAGTAAAATCATCGTCCCATCACTTGCAGACGAAATTGAGGTCGTTTTCATGCAAATAACCCTAAGTCCAGTGACGGTTCCAGTATTAAGATTTAAGATACCGTCTGTCTGTCGTATGGCTGATTTATAGTATATGTCGTTTTCGGCAGTTTCTTTATTTAAGACGATGTAGTAGTTGCCTTTATACTGTAAAAGCGTTCCTATCTCCACAGGAGCGTTTTTAGCATAGTAAATAATGGAAGTATCTCTATCCTCTAAGCCATCGTTATTCTTGCGAAAGACAACCATAAAATCCTGCGCCTGTGTCACGGCTGTCATAGTTTTTCCTTCTCTTTGTAGTGTTCTTGCAAAACTTCTTTTTAATGTGTCCAATCGATTCACCGTCCTTTCTTCATAGAGATGTGAGTGCCTTCATGTTCATGGTTCTTTATAGTATCTAATGGATTGAATCTTTCAAAGTCAATCTGTAAATCATTTCCAAATAATGTAACATATTCTTTTGTCATGTCTAGGGTTGAATGTCCCATAATCTTTTGTAGTCGGAATATATCGCCACCGTTGATGATCCAATGTTTAGCAAAAGTGTGTCTAAATAGATGGCATGATGTTTTGTTCACGTTGTGTTTTAAATTGTAGTTATGGACTAACTGTTGATATGTTCTCACGGCTGACTGTTTACCATAATCATTACAGAAGAGGTAATCTTCTGGTTCTCCGCCACGAATTTCCAAGTATTCCTGCAAGATTGCAGATAAGGATTCAGATAATGGGATTACCTGTTGTTTACGGTTCTTGGTCTTGCGTAGCACAATAAAACCGCTTGAAAAGTCAACGTCACAGATTCTTACGTTTAATGCTGTACGGATACGGTTGGCTGTTGCAAGTAGATAGTTTTCAAATACCCATGTTTTGTACTCGGCAAACGTGCATTTGCGCAGATTTGGTTTTTCTAATAGTCGTTCTAATTCATCATCTGAGTAAGTTTGCTTGATTGGTTTTTCGATTTTGCATAACTGGATTTTAAAGGACTCCATGTAACCGCAATCCATGCAGTAGTATAAAAACGCTCTGAGCGTTCTGAGATAAGTGTTGATTGTAACATCTTTGATTTGTACTTCGTCACGAAGCCATAAGATATAGTCGTCAATTGTGTCCTCTGTAATTGTATGCACTCGTTTTCTTGGATCACAAAAATCAAAAAATCTTTTATTGATTTGCTTGTAAGATAAGATTGTTTTGTCTGATAAGTTTCTGACTTTGCATTTTTTTAAATACATTTCAAATGCTTGATTGAGAGTTAGATTTGTTGGATTTGACATTTTTATTTTTTGCATGATATACCGCCTTTCATAGCACTTGACTAGGTCAAGATTTTGCGAAAAATCTAGCGAAAAATAAAAAAGCGATTCAGAGATAAAAACTCTCTAAACCGCATGAATACGTACTTTTACGAATGTTCGAATTGATCACTAGAACCTAAATCTAGCGCGTCTGCCAATTCCGCCACATCCGCATATTGCAAAACAACAAGCATTTGTTTTCTTGTTGACTGCTTGAATAGTATATCAAGTATTGGTATTCCTGTCAAGTATTTTTATACAAAAATAGCTGTGTCTACTTAATTCCCGCAGATACAGCCATTTTTGTGTTTTTAGTACTGGTTCTTACTTTGTTTTTGCCGATTTTACATTCAGCCATTTTGAATAGACATTTTTGAATCCAACTTTCTTATAGGTACGAATGCGTACATAATATTTCTTCTTTGCTTTGTTAATTTAATGATAGCATATTTCCATACATCAAAAAAGAGACATGATCCTAGATCTCTCTAAAATCATATCTCTTACAACAATGAGCGTGCGGGGATTCGAACCCCGGACAACTTGATTAAAAGTCAAGTGCTCTAC